TACTGTAACTGCATCTATTGATCTTAGGGGATCAGGTAGTGGTGGTTCACACGGTATTCGCGGGACATTGATGGTATTTGAGGGGTTAACCTAATGACTTGGATAATATACTCAGATACAAAGGTAATACGCAAAGCCGAGACAGATGAATTTTCTGCAAGCGTTGCCGCTACAGTTGATGGCTATCAATACACAGCGGATACTTTTCCAGATTATACCGTAGATGATTTGGAAGTCGTGAATGGTGTTGTACAAGTAAAAGCAACATGGGAAGCTGACCGCGCTGCTGTTTTATTGCAAGATCAAAAGGATTTTTTGCGCAGTGAAAGAAATGAACTTTTAAAACTATCAGATTGGACGCAAGTTCCAGACAGTCCATTGACAGATGCAAAGAAAACAGAATGGGCAACATATCGTCAGGCTTTGCGTGATCTGCCCTATACTACTACAGATTTTGCTAACCCAGTTTGGCCTAGTCAACCAAGCTAAAATCGGTTATTATCCACTGGCATGTGCTAATTAGGAGAAATTCGTCATGGCAACATTAAATGATCGCGTCTTTGACAACGGACTTACTGTTCTTGACACAGAAGCAAATCGTATCGATGTGACCTCACAAGAGGCTACAACATACACAGAAGCAACATCTACCTACACACTAGGTAACTCTACATCCCTAGCAATCGGCGCACCTGCTGATCGTTCTGGTGGTGGTCGTGAAGTTACCGCGTCTGCTATTTCTGATGGCTCTATCAGTGGCAGCGGTACAGTGACACACTATGCAATCGTAGACACATCGAACTCGCGCCTATTGGCTACAGGTTCTTTGTCTGCATCGCAGTCAGTAACAAGCGGAAACACATTCAGCTTGGCGTCATTCACAATCGGCATTCCTGATCCATCATAAGGTTTTCTAAATGGCACATCATGAACTTAGTGCCGTTTCTGATGAACACGGTAAAAAGATTGAAAAGAATGGTTTTTCTGTAGACGTACAGAAAAAGGAGCCACCTAAAAAGGAAAAGTAAAAGATGGTCACTCTTGCGGATCGTGTCAAAGTAGCTACTAGCACAACTGGCACAGGAACAATAACCCTTGGTTCAGCGGAGAGTGGCTATCAATCCTTTGCTGATGGTGGCGTTTCTAACGGTGATGTGGTTCGCTATGTCATTGAAGATGGTACGGCTTGGGAGATAGGTACTGGTACTTATACTTCCAGCGGTACAACTTTATCACGTTCACTATCATCTAGTTCTACAGGATCGCTTCTAAGTCTTAGCGGTTCTGCGGTTGTATTCATTAGCCCCAGCGCAAGCGATATTGAGTTAAATCTTACAGGTGGCTTTAGTTCAACCAACTTTACAGCGACATCAGGTCAAACTGAATTTGCTGGTACATATGCTACCGATAAAACGGAAGTATATAAGAACGGCATCTTGCTTGTTCCAACAACAGATTACACCCTTACATCAGCCCTTGTTACCCTAACCTCTGGCGCAACCACTGGCGATATTGTTCAGGTGCATACCTACGGCGGCGGTGTAAACGATGGCTATGAGGAAACCGTATATACGGCTACATCAGGGCAAACTACATTCACAGGCACATTCAACCCATCAGCGGCGGCGGTGTTCTTGAATGGTATTTTGCTTAAACTGACCACAGACTATACAATCAACTCTACAACGGTCACTCTGCAATCAGCGGCAGCGGTAGATGACATTTTGACGGTTGCGCATTACGGCTTCCCTAGCAGTAATTTCAAGTCATTCTTGGATACGTTTACGCTTCCAACATCAGATGGAACTAGCGGTCAGGTGTTGCAGACGAACGGGTCAGGCGTTCTTTCCCTTGCAGACGCGGCAAGCGGCGGTGTTACGACTTATTCAGCGATTGGCGATTTACCCCTTACAGGAAATACAGCGGGCGATATGGCCTATGTCTCAGGCAATAACCGCTTGTATATCAATAATGGTACAGGATGGTACAACATTGCTTTGGTCAATACCAACCCAAGCATTACGTCTGTACAAGATGCTAACAGCAACACATCTCCATTTGTTCTATCAACAGATGGAACTGCTACTGTTATTACAATTACAGCATCTGATCCTGAAGAAGTACCTCTTACATATTCTTACAGTGTTACATCTGGAAGCCTAACTAACGGTGGCGGCACAACAGCGACAGTAAGTCAAGGAACAGGTGCAAATACAAATGTATTTACTATTACCCCTACTAGTAACTTAGATTATTCAGGGTCGTTTACATTGACCTTTACGGCAAGTGACGGAATTAATCAGGCTACAAGCGCATCTTCATTTTCCCTTGCCTTTTCAATAGTCAATTCGAACTATTCAGTCTTTCTGTTAAAGACGGATAGTAATTCTACAGATAATCAAGTTGATGCATCCTCTAATAGTTTGACGATCACTGAAAATGGCGATGTAACATCCACGGCGTTTACGCCACATCACCCCAAAGGATACTCTACTTACTTTGATGGCTCTGATGATAGCCTAGAAATTACAACGTCTGGTGATCTTCAGGCTTTAGGCAGAACTGGTCAAGAGTGTACTATTGAGGCTTGGATTTGGATGGCTTCTGCGCCAGCGTCAGGGTCATATGGAACAGGAATATATTCACAGGGGTCAGCGGGTTCTACTACAGCGGGTACAAATGTTTTATCGTTGGAGGTACAAGAAAATCTTACTATTAGAGGGATGGTTAACGGGAGCTATAACAGCCTTACAAATTGCCCTGTAACTACAGCAACAATTAATGTTAAGGAATGGACACACGTTGCGCTTGTTTTATATAATCAAACGTGGACCATTTATATTAACGGCACATCTTCAGCAACAGCCACAGGATCATATCCCCAAGGAACAACTCATAACACGGCTTACATCGGAAGAATTTTTTACGCATCAACTAGAACTACAGAAGCGTACATCCGTGACTTGAGGGTTACTAGCACCGCAGAATACACATCAAACTTTACACCTACTACTGAAAGTTTAACGGCGGTCACTGGGACAGAGTTGTTAACGTGTCAAAATGCGTATCTTGTAGACAATTCTACCAATAGCTTTGACATTACTGCAAATAACGAACCAGCTACAAAACTATTTACTCCATACGATCACTTACCATATAACAAGTCCTCACACGGTGGTTCTGTCTATTTTGATGGATCAGGTGATTATTTGTCTTGCGGCTCTGGTTCACAATTCGATATGGGAACTGGCGATTTTACTTGGGAGGCATGGGTTTACCCAATGGAAGCCTCAAGATCGCAGCAAATTATTAGTGTAGGAGACAGTAACTCTACAATTTACGGTTTCTATTTTAGGTCTACGAATAAATTTGCGTTTTATGGTAATAGTACACTTTATTTAGAAAGTTCTTCTACATCGTCAATTAATCAATGGTATCATGTAGCAGTTGCAAGAAGCGGAACAAGTCTAGCATTGTACGTTAATGGCACATCTGTCGCAACTGCAACAAATTCAGCCAGCATTGGTTCATCGTCTGAGGGCGGTTATGTGGGTGTGAACTATGGCGTATCAACGCAAAATTGGAAAGGGTATATTTCTGATGCCAGAGTTGTAAAAGGTACAGCGGTTTACACCGCCGATTTTACACCACCTACGATACCACTTACTGCTATAACAAACACTCAGCTTCTTACCTGTACAAATAAGAATAATACATGGGACGCGGCTAGTACTGGTAGTATTAATCTTCTTGAAAGTGGTGCAACACTTTCCACAACAATTACAAAATATGAAAATGAAAGTGTGCAGCTAGATGGAGTAGATGATTATATAGCAATAGATTACACCAATCCGTTTTTTGATGTTTCAACTGGAGACTTCACTTGGGAGGGTTGGTTTAGATTTGAAAATGTTTCTAGTAGCCCTAAAATATTTATTTCTTTAGCCACAGCTACTTCATACTGGCAGGTGTATGCGTATCAAGGTAAATTAACTGTAAGGATTAACTCAAGTAATGCAGTATATGGTCAAGACACTGCTTCACTCAGCAATTCAACATGGTATCACATAGCATTTGTCAGAGAAGGTAATAATTTTACCCTCTATAAAGATGGAACATCTGTAGTAACCGATACTTATAGCGGCAGCATAGGTAATCATATCTCATATGGTGTTGGTGGCCCATCTACACGCATGCAGGGCAATGTCGAAGGTGTAAGGCTTAGTAAATATGCTCGCTACACCAGTAACTTTACACCACCATCAGAGGCACTTGAGGGTTAAAAAATGAGCATTAATAACAATATCTCAAAGTTCGCTAACACGGTTGATAGTTCAGGCCAGATAGATTTTGCAGACTTGGCAAACAAGCCAACAACGCTTGCGGGATACGGCATCACAGATGGTGCAAGCGGGGGTAGCGTAACAAGCTATACAAACGCCTCAGACTTACCCTTAACAGGAAATAGCGCGGGTGATCTAGCGTATGTCGTAGAAACCAATCGCATGTATGTAAACACAGGATCAGGTTGGTACAGCATAAGCCTAGTCAATACTGATCCGTCTATTACATCGGTGCAAGATGCTGGGAGTAACACTTCACCGTTTACTCTTTCAACGGATGGAACCGCAACAGTAATTACAATTACAGCGAGTGACCCAGAAGATGTCCCCTTAACGTACTCATATAGCGTAACCTCTGGTAGTTTGACAAATGGGGGCGGTACGACAGCTACTGTCACACAAGGAACTGGCTCAAATACTAATGTATTTACTGTAACACCAAGCACCACGGAGGCTTATGCTGCGGATTTTACGCTGACCTTTACGGTAAGCGATGGGGTAAATACATCTACAAGTGGGAATTCTTTTTCTCTTAGCTTCGTAACCACAATTACTAATTCTAATTATACGACTTTGTTATTAAAAGCAGATGCTGCCGCATCAGACAACCAATCAGATGCTTCGTCGAATAGCTTGACTATTACAGAAAGCGGGAATGTAACCTCTACAGCGTTCAGTCCTTACCATCCCAAGGGTTATTCAACTTATTTTGATGGGACGGGAGATTATCTAACAGCTAGTTCCAATGTCCATAATGGAATAGGCACAGGCGACTTTACGGCAGAGGCTTGGGTTTATTTGGATGAAGACGTAGGATCAAACAGGGGTATATTCGGTTCTGGGTCTAGTGATAGCGCAGACGAATTTACACTGCTTCTATTGACCAACGGTACTTTGTATTTTGATTACGGTGGTTCTACATCTTATGTTCAATCATCAGCTTCATTTAACGCAAGAACATGGCATCATGTAGCATTAACTCGCTCAGGAACATCATTTAACATTTGGCTAGATGGTACAAGTATTGCATCAGCAACAATCAGTACTTCCATAGGCGGTTCTTCAAACTTTGCAGTTGGTTGGGGTAGAGGTATCGTTTGGAAGGGATACATTACAGATGCAAGGGTCGTCGTAGGCACAGCGGTTTACACTTCAGCATTTACACCACCTACTGAACGTCTGGAAGCAATAACGAACACTCAGTTACTTACATGTCATCTTCCCTATATTGCCGATGGATCAAGTAACGATGCAAGTATTACTGTTTCTGGTGGCCCACAGACACAACAGTTCAGCCCATACGATCATGAAGAATACAGTAAATCATCTAATGGTGGTTCTGTATACTTTGATGGAAGTGGGGATGAGTTAAATATTAGTCCTAGTGGAAGTGAACTTGTTTTTGGCACAGGTGCATACACTGTAGAATTTTGGATATATCTCAAATCCGTCTCAGGGGGCCATCATATTTATGGAGCAAACTCATTAAATGGATTTTTGATTTATTATACCACTTCTAAAATAGCGGTTAATAAATATAGTGTCTCGGATGTAATTTCATATGCCGAAGCACCGCCACTAAACAAGTGGACCCATTATGCAATTGTTCGTGAAGGAACAGGAGCAAATCAAACTAAAATCTATAAGAATGGCGTTGTCGTAGCTACTGATACTGACGCTACAGATTGGGCAACTAATGCAAGTTGGACTGTTGGTGGGAACCCAAACAGCGCTCAAGATTTTAATGGATACTTATCAGACTTAAGAGTTGTAAAAGGTACAGCGGTTTATACCTCTAATTTCACACCTCCTGCTGAACCACTTACAGCGGTTACCAATACACAACTACTCACCTGTACCAACAAACATGAAGTTTGGGATGCGGCTAGTGGTGAACTTCCTGCCATTTCTGGGAATACCACGGCATCCACTACGCAATATAAGTGGGGAAATAGTGTTTATTTGGATGGTTCAGGGGACTATATTAATCTTAATTTTGAAGCACATGGCACAGAAGATTTTACATATGAATGTTGGCTATACCCGACAAGCCTAGGTTCTTATGGAAGTGCGTGGTCGTCAGGTGGAGAGGTATCTGGTACTGGTGTAATAGTATCTGCGGATCAATGGTGGATTGGCAATGGTTCGGCTGTAAATCAGTTTGTTTCTGGTAATAAATTTACCTTAAATACTTGGCAACATGTAGCGGTGGTAAGAAACGGCACAACGGTAACAGGTTATGTTGATGGCACCTCTGTAGGGTCAGCTACGATTTCATTATCGTTGACAAGCACACAAGTAAGATTAGGTTCGCGATACTACGACAATTCAAGTTACTTAATGACTGGATACATAGAGGATTTCCGTCTTACACAGGGTCTAGCCCGTTATACCAGTAACTTCACTGCACCAACATCAGCATTTGGGGGATAAATCATGGCAAGTAGAAGCAGAAGCATCGCAAACTTTGCAAACTCAGTTAACACCTCTGGTGAGTTTTCTTTTAGCAATCTAACAAATACGCCGACAACGAGATCAGGTTATGGGATTACAGATAGCCCAGTAGTTGGGACAGATGCGCAAGCATTTGACAGCAACCTTACTAGCTTTGTTAATACATTCACACTGCCTACCTCTGATGGTACATCAAGCCAAGTAATCATTACCAATGGTTCAGGTGTTCTTAGCTTCGCGGATCAATCAGGCGGCGGTGGTGGGAGTTTTAGTTCTATCAATGTTGCCTCGCGTAGTATATCATCAGACACAACAATCAGCGCAACTCAAAGCGGCTTGAGTGTTGGCCCGA